CAAGAAAGGCAACGGTAAAAAATAAACCGGAGTTGCTTCTTCTTTCCTAATCCGGTTTACCATGGCCGGGGTTCGCCTGTCTCTCGGCCATGGGTTTTTATAAGGAGGTTTTTTTCATGAGCTTTTACCAATTCGTAAAGCATGCCCACCTTGAGCCGAATGCTCGAAGTCCAATTGCTGTAATGCCGGAACCCCGATACCATGTTGTAGTAAGGGTTGGTCGTGGGAATGCTATTGACAAGGGGCTTTCCGGTTTCATTCATCCAGACAACCCAGACCACACCGAGAAATTCGGTGGAATATCCGGTGATGGTACGTTTGAAGGTCACCGGGTTAATTCAATTCACTACGACGCAACAAAGGATACGTTGTTTGTTGCCTTGGAAGGCGGTAACCCGGATGGATGGACTGGGCTTCGAATAACCCTTCCGGGTGGTGGAAATTATACTTGCTCGTATGACCCCACTTCCGAGGCTTTTGTCTGGCCTCATCTCGGTAGCAAGAACTTTTCTTTCACTGGCGTATCCGTCGCAATGGATATGGAGCCGGTTACATAGGGGGCAATTATGGCACTGTCAACAACTCCCGGCAGTTGTGCCGGGCGCTTAACTGGTACTTGTCCTGTTACCGGCGGGGCTCCGGGCTCCGGCCCAGGCCCTTTTCGTGGCCGAGGTATAGGCAGGGGAAGCGGTACTCTTCAACAGATAGCCAATGAGTGCGTAGAGCTGTCTGTAAAGAAATCCGTTTCTTCTGGTCGGTGGCAAAATGTCTGTTCTGGTATCAAAAAATGAGGCGGGGTACAGTATGGCGGGGCCGGTCTCCCGGTCTCCGCATCACAAAAAAGAGACTCTGTAAACCAGGGGCCGGTTGTGGCCGGGCAAATGCCTTTGACCCATGGGAGAGTCATCCTGATTGGTCATTGTTTGGTGTTGCTGGCCCTTCTCCCACTATTTTCAATCCCTTGACCGGATCGGTCGAAAATTATGCCGTAATACCTTCAGCCACTTGGTTTTCCATCATGAATACCAAAATCGGCCTTGTTGAAGATTGCGAAATGTCATGCATTATTGATTATGAAGGTCTTGCTGCAAATTATGAGACATATATTCTTGCAAAAGGCATTGACGAAAACAACTTCACAGGGGTTACCAGCTACAACAGCAAAGTAATGTTATATGAACGAGTTGGCGGGGCCTGGAACAGCCTTGGTATTGAAATTCCAGCTGCAGGGACAAAGGGCAAGGAAATCAAAATTACTTTTATCAACGATGAAATAACCCTTTATGTTGACGGCGCAAGAATTGGCTCTGCTGCTTCCGGCACCACTGGTCAAGCTCATATGGGTTCGCTTCTCCGGGGCCACCCTATAGTCGGTAAAATGTGGCATAACATGAAGCTGGCGAAGATCGTCAATAGTGAAATTGTGACATATGCCGGGGCATACGTTACGCACAACGGAGAGGTTGTTACTCATGGGTGAATTATACGAAATCTTAGCAAAGGCGGCAATGCGGTTGCATAATGCTCAAATAGTGTCGGTTAACGACACAACATGGAGCGTCTTGCCTTTTGATGAGGTGACGGTTGAGCGGGGCGGGTTTTCCTGCAGCACGACAACTCATTCTATTGTGGTTCCATCTTCCGGGCTCTACTCCATACACCAAGGCGTTGACGCTGGCTTTCCGGGAACTGAAGAATTGAACCTGATGTCATATGTTAACGGATCTCCGTATTCGTCCGAATATCTGGCGATGCAAGGCCGGTCAAATAATAAGCCCGTTTCAATGTTTTGGGAAAGTACCGTTACATTGAATGCCGGTGATGAAATTGATATTCGCTGTCTGAATGGTGATTCCGGCAATTTTGATTTACGGGTGATCAGAATGTATTTTGCAATGATTAAGGAGCATTAAAAATGTTAACCCCTGATGTTGATACCTATGCGACAGTAACGGAAGCGGATGCCTATTTTGATTCACATTATGGGTATGATAAATGGGTCGATCTGGACGAACCAACGAAAGAGCAACTCTTACGAACTGCTGTTCAAAAAGAGGATCATATTTGTATCTGGAGTGGTGACAAGTGCGCTGAAGACCAACCTCTTGCATTTCCCCGTACCCCTGGTTGTGTAACACCTCAAGAAATCAAAGTCGCACAATGCGAAATCGCTTACCTGATTCTTGACGGCGGGGCAAGCACAACCAGCCAGCTTGAGAATCCTATGAAACGGATGAAAGCCGGTGGTGTTGAAATGGAATGGTTTGATCGGGTTGCCCCCATAGATATTCTTGAAAGTGGTATCATTAATGATCTGCTGAAACAACATGGTCTCTGTGGTGGAGGTTCTACAACTAAAATTGTTCCAATTTTGAGGGCTTGAAATGGATCCAGCAGCTTTAATGCAACAGCAATTGCAAAAGAACTTCCCGAAATTCGGTAATGTTCGAAAGCCTTGTATCTATCAAGTTATGGATACTGCCCTTTATGATGCCGGATCAGGAACCCCCATTGAAAATGTTGAAGAAGAGTTTCCGCTTCTGGCTATTCTTGATGTTCTTTCAACAGCTCTTCGCTCTAATCTCCAGGTTGATGAAGACGAAAACCGAGCCCGTGAATTGATGGTTTTTATCTTCCCGGCTCTTGACCTTCCGGTTATGCCGAAGAACGGAGACCGGATCATCACAGAGGATTCCAGGAAATGGAAAATTATTGCTCCTGTTCCTGACCCGGCGGGGGCTCACTGGGAAACGGTTGTTCGGCCATGGTAGCCGTAAGGGGAAAAGTAGTTCGTACCGGAAGGGAATTGGCGGCAGCATTAACCGCTATCGGTAAAGAGTTTGAAGGTGATCTTGATGAAGTAATTCAAAAATTGACTCTTGATGGTTTTCGAGAAATTCTGAGAAGAACTCCCATCAAAACAGGGTTTCTCTCGTCCAGGTGGGCAGTTGAAATAAATGCCCATTATCCAACAAATTTGGTTAAAAATCCAGGTGGTTCTTTTTCTCCGGCTCCAGTTCCAAACCCCGCTATGTTTCAGTGGGGGGATAATATTTACATCTACAACAACACTGAATATGCATGGCATATTGAACACGGTACTCAGAATATGAGAGCGCAGCCGATGGTTGAACCAACTTATCTTTTTTTAGAGAATGAAACAAATAGACTTCTTAAACATTTGAGCAAAAAGAAGGTATCATGATCGAAGAAGCCGAACAGTTGATTGAAACCGCTTTACAAGTTGGATGGTCTGAAACGCCTATTGATTGGGATAACGTTCGATTTATTCCGGTCAAAGGTCAACCATATATCAGATTACAGATTGAATGGTATGATGCAGCAGGAGCCGGGCCACATCGAGTTAGGGAAAGCGGCTATGTTTTGATATCCGTCTTTGTTCCTTTGAGCATGGGAACCAGATACCAGGCCCGGATGATTGACGACTTGAAAACAATTTTTTTAAACCTGCGAGTTACTGGCCTTCAGTTTAAGCCGAGCCGGGTACAAAGAGTGGGTGAAAACAGGGGGTGGTATCAGAGAAATTTGATAGTACCTTTCGACTATAACTATTGTAGGGAGATTATACCATGAGTTCAGGAGCGCAAAGCTATGTAGCAATAAAACTAGCTGACCCGGCAAATCCTCAAGAAGTTCCCACCGGTCGGGGTGAATATGTCAATTTTACGGAAGACGATTTGACAGCTGGAATAGGAACGACTCAGTCTAAGCATGTTCGACCTGATCGGATGACCACTGATGTTATTGTAACTTCTATGGAAGTTGGCGGGGGCTTTAGCAATGAGCTTCACTTCGAGCAAGATGTCGATGATAAACTTCTTGCTGCTGCTCTGTGGTCAGAATGGCAAGGGATTATGGACAACGGTGCTGTTGAGATTTCGGCTGAGGATGCCGTGATCAATGCGGCCAACGGCACCATTGATTTTTCCGGATGCACCACCATTCCAAACAACGTTTACCATGAAGGGTGCCGAGTGCGAATAAAAGGGGCCTCTGACGAGGCGAACAACGGAATCCGGGCGTGGTACTATGAATCGGCCAATGTATGGCGAGCAGAGCCTCCTTTTGCTGCTGATGAGACTCTTACAGCGGGGGCCACTGCTGACACTCAATACCTGAGAAATGCCAGTAAATACCAGCCGTTTTTCATTGAGCGCGGCCATGTGGATGTGAACGAGTATTTTCAGTTCATGGGCATGGCGCTTGATACCTGGACACTTGAAGTCCCGGATCAAGATGTCATTACCAGCAAATATGGATTTATAGGTTTCACAACCGATGTCAAGCAGACTCCGACATTCACGGATTATGACGGGCCTTCTCCTAACGATTCACTTTCCAGTGTAACCAATGTTGGAGATATCGAAATAAACAAGGTTCCGATTGAATCCTGCCTTGTTCAGTCTTTTTCTATGGAAGTGGTCAACAACACGACAGCGAATACAGGGGTCGGCGTTTTTGGAGCTTGTAAGACCTCTCCACATAAACTTGAGGTCACCGGCGCTTTGACAATGTATTTTGAAAATAGTCAAATGTATCAATGGTTGATCGGTGGTAATGAGTTCTCGTTCTCAATTGCTTTCATTGATAATGATGCCAATCAGTACATTGTATGGATGCCCCGTTGCAAGATGAGCGAAGATGCTATCAATGTGACGGATGGAGACGAAGAGGTCATGGACGATGCCGGATATTCCGCATTGGCCGATCCGGTTACACAGGCACAGATTTTACTTTATAAATTTGCCGCATAAACCCGGCAAGCAACAAAGGAAAGAAGAATGGATTTAGAAAAATTTGCGACAGACAAGAAAAAAGAAAAGAATGGAGTTTGGAAAAAATTAACGGGTGATTCTCGGGTGAAGGTTGCCCGGGCAAATAATCCGAAATATCTTGCCGCCCTGGTAAAATACCAAAAAGAATTTTGCGGGGCGGCTTCTGATATGTTTTCTCCTGAATATGAAAAGGCGGTCACTCATGCCATGGGTGAAGAGATTTTGCTTGATTGGGAAAATTTGGCGATCAAGGGAGAATTGATTGAACACAACACCGAAAATTCAATCATGATTCTGTCAAAATACCCGGATTTCCGGGAGGTGATCAGCGCAATTTCTATTGATGCCGATAATTACCGCCCGGAGGCTGTTGCAAAAAAGTAATAAAGTATCTTCAATGGATGAGGATACACGGAAAAAAGATAAGCTGGTATCTACGTCTTGAAAAACAGGGGGTGAAAGTAAAGGCCCTTTCAAGGATGCCGGAGTTATCGAAGATTGATAGTTTTTATCTTGACCTGTTCAACTATTCAGAAGGGCGGGTACCTGACCTTCTAAGGTTGAATGACGTTTATCAAATGGACAATGATGAGCTGTTTTTTGCAATTCAAGTAATAAGCATGATTACAGCGGGGTTACAAAATGCCGACAGTAGTTCTCAACCTGGACAGCAGCGGGGCAGTAAAAGGCCTTCAGGCATACAGCAAAGAGGTAAAAAGGGCTGAAAAGTCAACATCAGCTTTCGGGCAAATGGGGAAGGCAGCAACTTCCCTTGGTAGAACGCTGACAATGCTTGGTAGTGTAATGGGCGCTATTGCCGGTTCTGCTGCTCTTATGCTTGGCAAGCGATTCTTGTTTGCTGCTGCTGATATGGAAGAGGTTCAAGGGAAGTTTGACACCGTTTTCAAAGGCATGTCCACAGAGGCTGAAGCATGGGCCAAGGTGCTGAATGACTCTTATTCCATGTCAATGTACGCAGGAAAGAAATATATGTCATCCCTGCAGGATATTCTTGTACCAACGGGCATGGTTCGGAAGGTTGCCGGGGAACTTTCTTTTGAACTGGTAAAATTAGGGGCTGACCTTTCAGCTTTTGGTGATGGAACGGTCACCCAGGCAATGGCTGTTGACAACCTTAAATCGGCTTTAACCGGGTCGTATGAGGTTATGAAAAAATACGGAATTGTATTAACCGTCAATAAAGTGAACCAGGAAGCCGTAAACCTTGGACTCGCTGAAAATACGAAAAATGTTTCTGAATCAGCGAAGGCCATGGCCGCTTATAGTCTCATTCTCCAGGGTTCAACAGATGCTATGGGGGCGCATCAACGAGAACAGAACACCTTTAATGGTCTGATGAAAGAGGCACACAAGCTATGGAAAGATTTTTCTATTGTGCTCGGAAACTATATTCTTCCATACGCTACACAATTTCTTCAAATCATGATTCAATGGGCCAGTGATCAGCAGAACTTAAATAAGGTCATTGTTGCCACTGTTTCAGCTGTTCAATTTCTATACAATGGAATGAAAGTTCTTGAGCTTTCCGCAAAGTTCTTAAAAGCTGCTTTCGCCAAGTATTTCAACTTTATGATTAAAGGGCTGAATGTTATTTGGACTCCTTTTAAGAAATTACTCGAAGGCCTTACTTTCTTAGGGGTTGAAGGGCTTCAGCCGGTTCTTGATGGAATGAAAGGCTTGACGCAGGCAGCAAAGGATTTTGATGCTGCTTCGACAGAAGCCCTTGTGAATACATGGCGTGAAACAGAGCAGACAAACGTTAAGTTTGAGCAGTTCAAACAAAATGTCCTTGCTGGCAAAGATGCCATGAAAGGACTTGGTGATTCAGCCTCCCAGGAAATGGGGAAGGCGAAAGAAAAGATTGATTACGCAGCACAGGCGCAGGATCGTTTTAATAAAATGCTTGCTCAATTCAAGAGCAACATGCAATCTGCAGGCACTCAAACATCGGCCTCCATGGGGCAGGCAAAAACCAGCATAGACAATGCCCGGTCGAGTGTTGATTCTGCTATCTCCGCACAAAATTCATGGACGACAGCCACAAATAACACCGCTTCTGCTTATAATGCCGTAGCGAAAGCAGCAGCAGGAGCGACCAGCAAAATTAAAAGCGGATCCGGCGGATCCGGTGGATCAACAACCAGCCGAAGCAGATTTACCGTAAAAGTTCCAGATTATTTGAACGAAAGTGAAAAGGCAGCTTATCGGCAATACATGAAAGATGAAATGGTCAGAATGGTAAGAGAAGCAAACACTCTTTCCGGGAGCATCAGAACAGGTGCGGCGGGTTCTGATTTTGCATTAAGTAATCCGGCTTTTGCAGACAAACCGACAGTCATTCGTTATGCGGATCGCCCTGCTTATGAGTTCATGGATACCAGTACCCCTGAAGGCTTACGGCGTTATATGTACGCCAATTACAAAGAGGGAAATTATAGTGCCATACCAGGGGACGCTCTTCTGGATTTCCAAGGTGGATGGACTCCAGACAGTGCTTCTGAAGAAACCCCTCAAGTGGTTGTCAATGTGAATCAAACCGCCAACAAAGAAGAAATTGCAGACTTGATTCGACAGATTCAGTTAAACCAACAAAGGGCATAAATAATGAAGTTTGTAATGGGGATACAAGAGTTCGAAACATCTATTCCGGCCAGCTTCCCTTATTCTAAAAGATCAAAACGGATTCAGGTTAAAGATAAAAGTGCAAGTGGGATTTCGTATGTAGAAGATTTTTCTGTTGAAGAAAATGTTCTTTCTATTCAATTTAGCGATTTGCCGAATTTAGATTATGTCGGTTTGCTCAATTGGCATGTAAATATTGCTGAAGGTATGCTTTATAAATTCGATATGATTGATGACTTAGGGGATCTTTATCATGTCAGATTTGTATCGCCAGAACTAAAAGGAACGATGATCGGTCATGTAGATGACGGCCCTTTATGGTCTTTGTCTTTTAGTTTGGAAGAGGTAAAATAATGTTGACTGACCTTCCACAGTGGTTACTTGATAATTGTAACGCAAAAACAAGAAAGCCTGTTCAGCTTTTGCATATAATCTTCCCGAATGTAACTTTATATCTTAGCGATAGAGAATTTACGTTAAACGGTCATTTTTATAGACCCTGGGTCGAAAATTGGGGCTCTCTAATGGATAATGTCAACATAAGACAAGCCATTAGAGGCGGCGCTCTCGAAGTCCGAACAATGACCGTTTCTATCTTGAGTTCGGCAAGTGGCATAATTTCTGCTTATCTGTGGGAATATGGAATTGAAAATGTTGACGTTGAATTTTATCAATGGTTTGAGGGTGAAACTGAAACCCCGGTTCTTATTGATAAATTCATTATTCAGGATCAGATACAGATTATTGAATCAGCAATAAAATTCAATATGGAGCTTGTTTCTCCAATCATGAGGAATAATCCTTATGTTGCCGGGGAAGAATATGAAATCAAATATCCTTTGGTAATTGGCTCTGAAAAAAAGATGCCGTTAATTGACCTGAAAACGTCGCCTGTCACAGATACCACAATGTTTATATCGGAAACTTTTACCGGGGATTTATATGTAAAAAATGCAGTAGGGTTTTCTGATTCCGGGACTATCGGTGTTGGAGATGAAATTTTGACTTATGACAGCAGGTCAAATTCTTCTTTCCACATCACCGGCAGGGGGGCAGGGGCTTGTACTCATTCAGCTGGGACTCGTGTTTATGATCCGAATGGAAATTATGATTATGCTGTTAGTTATGGGCCTGTCGATAAGATGGAAAACCTATTAGCAAACGGAACTCTTTATCAACAATCATATTCTTTTTTAACAGGGGAAACCCCGACTAAAGTAAGATTTCCGAACCGTCCACCATGGGTTACCGTTTATGAAAAGACTCCAGGCGAAACGATAACCGGCCCGATCTATACCGAGAAAATAATGGGGGCATCTTATGAATCGACCTATGGCGAAGATGCTCAGGCAGTAGTAAACCCTCAAAACGTGAACAGTGTTGATTCCTATACAAACATGGATATCATTCACGATATTGACGGCGGGGTGACTGAATATCCTTATTATTTTAGTAGAGTTGAACAAATCATTCAAGCTCCTCCTTATATGTCATGTAGTGCAACGGGCAGCTCGGCCCGTTATGATTTTATATTCAATAACTCTGGCGCATGGCCGCAATCTCGCTGTAAAATAAGTTGGTATTTTGGGCAAAACCTTTCTCATCTTGGAGATTTCAGAGCGGCAAGAGTCCATTTTGATTTTACGGAAGGAAGTTGCGTTTCCCACATGGTGGTGAAACATTCGAGGTGGCGGTGGGATTATTCTTTAAATGACTGGGTAAGTGGGTCAACTCATAGCAAGAGTTCTGACGGTGATTGTGTTTCATTTGCAGGAACAGATATTGTTTCTGCTATACACATCGATCCGTTCGATCCAAATTACACAGAATGGGAGCAGCTTGAAAGGAGTATAGAAAGACTTGATTGTGAAGCGTTAAGCTCGGAAAATGCCCCCCCTGGAACAAACTCAATTGACCACTCATATGTAAACGTTTGGATGGGGGTTGATATTAATAGACCCCCTTCAAGCTATCTTTACCCATATCAAGAGTGCGTCTCACATTTTAATAAAGACATAGGTGGAACATTTGTCGAGGCATCGGCTGAAGTGAGCTTTATGTCTACGATTGCCAATGCCGTTGTATTGTATGAGATCGTTTATCGAAGTAGCTCTGACCCGGGCGCAAATACTGTTCTGTGGTCTTCTCAAGTTTCATCTTCTCCAGGGCAACAGACAGTAACTGTTGATGTTCCGGTATCAGATGCAACCGCTCTTAGAGCCGCAAGGATAGGTCTACGGCAAACGATAAAAGGGCCGGAAACAGGTGATCCGAGGGTTGTTTCAACCTCTCTTGCATTTGTTCGATGGGAGGTGACCTGGAAAGGAGCCGACACTGTTCAGAATCCCGAAATAGATATTATTTGGGTTGATGAACTTACGGTCGATGTTATTGACGATGAAGTTAAACCGGAAATAACACCACCGGAAGCGATAAAGAATTTACTGGAGCTATCGGGGCACGGGGCAGATGTTGACCTTGAAAGTTTTCAAAAGGCGATCATCGACTATGAAAACGATGATTATTTTATTTCTGGAGCTTTAGAAAGAGATATTCGATTGCAGGGCGCTCTTCGTTACTTGCTTGCTGTTGGGGTTGGCCGGTTAATCTATAACCAAGGTAAAATTAAATATCTTGGATATTTGCGCAATCCATCTGTGGTTGCCTCTTTTGATAGCGATAATATAAGGTTGAAGTCGTTCAGGGAAAAGAGAGCAAATTTCGACTTTACCTGGAACAATATTATTTGCTATTACGACAAAAAATACATCGACAATACCCATGCCGACAAGGTGACATCAAAAAATGATGATTCAATAACAAGATATTCTGAACATCAGCAAAAAATAGACCTTGATTTTATCAGAACAGAAAGCCGGGCTCAATTTATAGCAGACCTTCTTCTTGATAAGCATAAAAGTCCACCGATTGAAGTTTCGTTTCAAGGTTATATGGATTGTTACCCATTAGAAAAAGGGGATTATATCAGCTTTTCTTCTAATTTTGGAGAGTATAGGCTGGCTGAGAGTGAAATTTTATCCCTATCTCGCAGGACAGCAAGCCCAAAATTGAACCAGATAAATTTGTGGACGGTAACAATGATCAATCCAACACCGCCTTACAAATTTCTGGCAAATATAGAAGGTGTAATTGTTAATGATGATGATTTCTTGTTCACAGTTACCCGTAATCCCGTTTTTGAGGAAGCAGCAGAAATAACAGAAGTCCTTACTTTAGCACTTGAAACGCCCTTGCCACAGGAAACGATTGCGATTGATGATGGCGATATTCAATTTTTAATAGACACAGGTTATGGATTAACACCTTATGGAGAAGCCGAATATGGAAACTAATTTAGCAATAGTGGGAATTTTAACTTTAACAGCTATCAAACCGGATGGTTCAAGGCGATCAGTAACGCATAAAAATTTAATAACGAAATTCGGTCTTTCGTTTTTGGCCGCTCTTGTAGCTGACCCCCTCTCGCATGATTTTGTGAATTATATTGCGGTCGGGACTGGAACAACTGCCCCCACAGAAGACGATACTGCTCTTGAGGCTGAACTTGTAAGAGCTGAATCGACTCGAAAGCAACTTTCTGGAGATGATAACAATGTTTGTCAGTTTCAAGCTGTCTTCGGTAGAGGAGCAGCAACCGGTGATTTGACAGAAGCGGGTATTTTTGATGATATCGCAGCAGGCAGCATGTTTAACAGGTCGGTTTGGCGGGTTTCTTTTCAGAATGTAACAACTCCATAAGGTGAAATCATGGCAAATACACCGACAGAACATGAATATTTTCAGAAGCCAGCGAAAGGCGATCTTGACTGGGACGACGAAAACAACGGGAATTGGGATGTAGCAGACAAACATCTTTCACAAAAACCCATTGAAAACCTTCTTTACAATCCGTTTTTTGAAATAAATCAAAGAGGGATTTACACAAAAAATTCAAATGGATTTTTTATTGATAGGTGGTCTCAAGAATCGGGCGGGATAGGACTTACAACAACTATTGTTGATAAAACTGTGGGGCAAGATCTCCCAAGAACAAAAACCGGAACACTTCTTAGAGTTGAGACTGATTGTTCATCTGCAGGAGGCGGGGATTATGCCATGATTTCGCAGCATATCCCGGATTTGTGGAAATTTCAAAATCAAACAGTAACTGTTTCTTTTTGGGCGCTTTCGAATGGGGCCGATAAAGATATTCAAATACAGCTTGCCTTCCATGACGGTTCGAGCCCTCAATGGGGATCAACACAGGGGCAAGTGGTAACGATTTTAGACGGTGTTTATCAGAGGTATTCGGTTACGATGTTTTTGCCAAGCATTACCGGTTATACTCTTCATTCCGGGCATAGAATAATGTTGCTGCTGAATATAAATAATTCAGTTGCAGGCCTTGATAACGCCTCTATTTATTTTTCGGGAATGGAGCTTGTTTATGGTGATGTTGCAATGCCAGCTCGGGATCGGTCAAAAGAAGAAGAACTTGAATTGTGTTTGCCATTTTATGCTTATTATGGAACTGTCATCACCACAATATTAAACAATGGGACAACGGCTCCGAACTACTGTGCTTGTGTATTTCCCGGAAAAGGAATGGTAAGAGAGCCGATACTGGGATATGCAAGTCTTGATGGTGTTCCCGTTCCTGATGATGATTATTTTTATTCAATTGGCCCCGGTGGTTATTATCAAAGGTTTCTTCTTACAGACACGAGTGGAAATGCAAGAATGATTGGTGCATTCTTAGACGCTGAGTTTTAACGGGAGGAAAGAAAAATGAAAAGGTGGTGGTTGTGGCTGTTGGTTTTGCTGGCCGTTTCCGGCTGTACTTATGATAAATATAATTCTATGGTGATGAGGCAAAATCAACTTTTGCTTGCACAATTTGGGGAGGCTTTGAGTAAACAGACCTCAGAAGGCGGGAGGTTGGCGGTTACCTTGCTTTTTGCTACTGGAGCCGGGAGACAGACTCTTGCCCGGCCTGAGACTGCTGCAACTTATCTTCCGATGATCAACTCGGCAATTTTGCCCTGGATTACCCTTTTCCACCATCACTCAGATGATGATGTCAATCAGAGCTATGCAGCAGGAAGAGACAGCCATGGTGGGGTTGAAATGATGTCGCAAATCACCGGGGATTACAACACCAATACACAATATGTCTGCCCTAATTGTCCTGATGGAGTAGAAGGAGGCGATGGAGAAGCCGGAATAACTGGTGATGTTGATTCATGCAATTCAAATCCCCCGGCAGGTTATCAGGGAAGTATACCTTTGTACTCACCTCATTGCTCTTGTTCAAGTCATTACAGTGGTAATTGTTGATGGAAGGAAAGGATTTTGTCATGGCCATTATAGCATTACTTGCTGTGGTGGCCACTGCTTTTATAAGCGTTCGATCTGAAGTCCGGGACTTGACCGTTCAGGTTTCGGCTCTCAATGTTCAGGTTTCGGCTCTCAATGCTCGGCTGAATGCCATGCATGAGACTTGTTGCGGGGAAATAAAATGACTTGGATGCTACGGGGATTTATGCTCAATATGCGGGAGTGGGACGGGTTTCAAAGCTTGATGCAGTCCCTTCGGTGGGCAAGGAAGAAAAACCTCATCCACCGAAGGGGTTCTGTTTAACAAAAGCTTTTTGGTTGAAAGTAACAGGCAACAATGGCGGCATTTTTTACTACATCATCCCCGGCGCTTACCAGAAGCTCAACGGCTTCAGAGTAGGTTTTCACTTTATCTGGTAAGTCATTACAGGCCTTGTCAAATTCTTCTTGTGTGATTCCACAGGCATCATAAATCTTATTTTGTGAGTGATCGAAAACAGGGTTTTCTGACATCTTTTTTCCTCCATGGCCGGGCTTTCCCCGGCCTTTTCATTTTTGGTTTACTTTCCGCAAACGGCTGTCAAATAGGGAAAGCTAAAATACTGTGCCGTGCCGTGGCTCCAACCAGTGCCACCGGCGCCGACCCCACCAAAACCATTTGCCCCTGAAGCAACAGTGGCGTAGTTGTAGGAAAGGCCGATACCGTAACCGGTGGAGTTCAGCTCCCTGACAACCCCTTCTCGAATAAAGGTGATTTCCGAGCAACCGAGTTCTTTTGCCTTATGAGAAAGCCCGGCGGCAAGAACGGCGCTGTTTACCTCTTCATCGGCTTCAAGGTTTAAAATTGCTATCGGCTTGAATCCCTGTTTGTACACTCCTCCTTTTCCCACCAAGGAGAAGTGAAGAGGCTTTTCCATGGATTCCCCTTCCAGGACTTCGGGCTCCGGCTCATTGAGCATCTGGACACCAATTTTCATTGCCCCCTCGTCATAGTCCATTTCACCGATGACAGCATTGTTCAGCAGGCCGATAAGGTCAATTACACTGATAAAGTTCGGGCCTTTGTCCTGTTCAGGCCTGGAAAACATTGCAGGGCCGCCCCTGGTTTCAACAGCAACCGCACTTGGAAGCGGAAGTCCTCGGAGTGGTTGTGCTGCATCAAACTTCTGGCTGAAGCTGAGAGAGCTTGAGCTGTTTCCTACATTTTCGAGGTTCGGTGCAAAGCTTTGGGATTGCCCTTGTCCTTGGTATTGTCCTTGTTCTGCCACGGCGCTTGACGCACTCATGACCGGAGACGCAAAAGCAACACAAGCTCCCGCCATAATCATTACAAGTAGTAATTGTTTCATTCAATTAATCCTCCATTAAGATTTATCAAGGAGCCGGTTGCCCGGCCCCCTTCCTTTCATCAATGTTTATTCGGAAACGTGGGTGGCCGTGAAGCCTTCCTGATACTGATAAGTCAGGCCATTCCCGGTAACTTGGGAATAGTGGTTATAGTTTCCGGTTTCCCCGCCTGCATCACCCCATGCATTGATCTCAGAATGAGAAGCAGACACGGCGGCCATGGAAGTAGAACCCCACCCAGAATTGACAGCAGCAGAACCACCAGAAGTGGCTGTCTCAACTTCACCATAACCCCAACCACCAGACGCAGCACCGGTATCAACATAGGAATAGCCATCAAATTCCTGGCCAGCACCGTACCAGTTGTTCACGGTCTTGTAGGCAACAAAGCCCTTGGTATAGCTATATGCTCCAGCATTGCCATAGGACAGTGCCCACCGGTCGGACTGAATAGCGGAACCGGCGGCTCCAGCAGAGCCATAACCGTTATTGACTCCTACTGCCTGTGCGTCGGTATAACCACCCTCAAAATGCGCACCAAAGTTGGAGCCCCCACCCGTACCAGAATCAAGATCCCAGGTATGGGTATTACCGGCATAGGAATAGGAACCCTGAATACCTTCATTCTGCATCTGACCTTCTGCTCCATTCCAGTCAGAACCACCAATTCCATACTGATCGGAAGTGTAGCTGCTGGACAGGTAGCCGGGGCCGCCTGCAGCGGAAATGTTTTGGGTTTGCCACTGTGCATTTGCAGCGTCTCCAGTTTCCCAGGCCATGGCCGGGGAT